CTTTGACCTTCATGCGTCCTCCAGAACGAAGCGTTGGTCGTGGTCTTCACTGAGTGCCCACTTGATGTATTCTTCTTCAGGATCGACAGGCTTTCCGTCCTTGTCTACGACCCCTTTGAATTGGATTCTCGCCAACCGGCGCTCCTCTTCAGTGAGCTTGATCTTGGGCTTCCCCTCTTCTTTCTTCGTTGGATGGGAAGAGGGCCTCAGTTGAGGATTGATACGGATGCCTGACTTCCGCTCCGGTTGCTTGCTTTCCAGAACAGACTTACCTACCTCCGACAAGAAGACCCTCTCAATCAGCTCCGCCGTCTGATATTCAGGGGCGATATTCCAAGCTCGAAGAGTCTCTTCCACCGCTTCTCTGTAGGTGTCGAAGTTGCTGTACTTCGACCTCACAGCCTCCCACTGGTCTCTGACGCGGCGAGATTGAACATCCTGAATGAGGGGAGCCACGATGTCTCGAAGCTCCTTCTTCAGAATCTTTGCAACCTCGCCGTGAGGGTCCTCAAAGAACTTCCTCGGATCAGAAGGTTCATCCTGCTGTTGTTCTTGTTTTTGCTGCTGAGGGAGAGCCTCCAGAGCGGAAATGCGCGCTCGGAGGGCCTTCAGCGTACTGTCTTGTACAGACAGATACTCTGCAAGTTCCTCCTCTGTGCGGAATCTTCCGCCGAGGAATCCAGTCTCGGATTCAGTAGCTGTTTGGTGGTCGGGTTCCGATTGAGCCGGTTCCCCACTCGGAGGACTCTCTTGTGCTTTGTCTTCTGAGTCCTGCCCGACGTGATCTTCCAATTCCTCGGAAGACATCTGGTTCTTCGACATCGTATTCCTCCCCTAGTCTAGAGAGACTTGCAAGTAGATCTAAGGCTCGCCCAAAGCCCCGAGATTGATTTACTCGTGCCCATGAATCATCTGGGTCTGCCGATGATTCGTGACGCGCGAGAAGGGCAGAATACTCTTCCGCAAACCACCTCTCAACAATCGCCCATCCTTTAGAAGAGACGGTTTCTTCCAGGTCCCGTCGCTCCTGCTCCGTTAGGCTCCGTGATTCCTGCCGGGAAGCCCCAGGGAGTAGGCGTAATAGGTCCTTCACTTCCATGTGGTTGTTTGGGGCTCAAGGTGAACTTTTCGACATCGGTGATGTTGTATGTTTCAAGCAGCCGCTTCGTAACTTCGTCTGTTCCAATGAGAGCTTTTTGGGCGAACTGTGCAACGATGCTGGGGTCGCCGAACACCTGACTCAGTTGGAACACGCTCTGGTAGAAGTTCGTCAAAATCTGGAAGAGCTGCAACCACTGAGCTTTCTCGACTTCCCTGTTTGTGATTGTGTCAGTGACTGTCAGCTCGACGACAGCTCCTCGTCTAACGAGGACAGATGGCATCCTGAGGACCTGTTCAACGAAGGCACCCTCTTCATCCAAAACGAGCCAGTGAACCTGCTGGTCGCCGAAAATCTGATAGTTGGTGATGATGTCGACTCCGATTTCGGAGAGCCACCTCTTGATGTTTTTGAGGACAAGATCAAATCTCTTATTCGACTCTGCCAACCTCGCCACATCGGATGTCGCTGTGGCGGGGGTCCCTTCTTGAGGGATTCCTAGAATGAGATCATTGACACCGACGCGCTTGTCGCTGTAGTTGATGATAGCCGATTCGTTTGCGTAAGAAGATGGATAGATTTCGTTCAGCTTCAGAGGCATGATGTCGTTCCTGACATCATCCACAAACCACATCTTTCCGGGGAAGATGGGTTCTCCGGGTCCATATCCAGAGCCTTTCCTGAGAACCAGCATCCCCATGTTTGCCAGCGTCGCGTTGTCGAGGCGCTGGCGGTGGATGGTGGTGACGGACGCCTGGAACTGCTCGACCTGTTTGCACACCCCAATTCCGGGCCAGATTCCTTCAACCTTGAAGTAACTCGCGACCCGGTACGGACGGTGCAGGTCGTCATACCAGTTGTAGCGGATGGAGAGGAAGGTGCGGGACTCCTTGTGGTAGTCTACGACGATCTCTTCATCCCATCCATCACGATCGACATCGAATGAAATCCATAGCTCATAGAAGTCAAACACCGAGTACCAGAGAGGCTCTGCGTTTGCGAGCTTCTCCAGATTCTCTTGATAATCTGTTCCGTCATTTGCAGCAGCGGGGGTGCGGCGGTCTCTCCAGAACGCTTTGATCTTTTCGACAGCTTCTGGGTCCATCCTTCCAGATTGTGCGTATTTCTTGAGCTGCGACCACGTAACTGTGTGACGCTCTCCGACGAGAGGAGCGGTTTGAGGGTCTAGTTCAGCAAAACGCATGACGAAGTTTGCAAGGGGCACTCTGTCGATCGTCGCTCCGTTCTTGACGACAGCGTAGTATTCCTGCTCCTCTCCATCAATGTTTCGGAGGGTCTTCTTCACGAGCCTCTCATAGCCACTCTTAGCAACCACCGTCCCGAGTTTGTAGAACTCAAGGAGGGCCTCGTTGCAAAACTCGTACATGTCGAGCGATTCAGAGGATTCGACCTCCGATTGGAGCCACCTTTCAAAAGGCTTCGCGTGCTCGACCCAGACCTTTGACTTTGGGCGAATGCTCCAGAAAGGTTTGACGGAAAATAGGGTATTCATCGTGCGAGCGTGGATCGCCTCAACTGCGATAGCAGCTAGAGGAATGACGATGTTCGCTGCACGTTTGAACGGGAAGGTGCGCTCCTTCGACTCTGGTTTGGCCCAGTAGAGGGTCTGCCAGTTTTTCCAGTCTTCAAGAAGCTCAGCTCTCTCTGCGAAGAAGGCTTCGAGTTCTGTGTCGATGTATGTTGCTAGAAGGTCCTCAACCTCGGAGCCGAGGACAAGCATTCGAGGATAGTATCCTGGAGACGTGACTTCGACTTCTTCGACAGGACCTTCCAGCTTGTCTTCTTCGACGAAAGCAGGGTCTTGAAGAAGGTTGTAGCTCACTGGAGGGCTCCTAGAAGAGCTGTGAGAATCTTGTATCCAGCATAGATTTGTGTTCCGCCTTCCCAGAGATCATATAGGAGAGATGTCCTGGGATATTGAACGATTGTTGTGGATGGACTGAGGGTTCGCAAGGTCCAGTCTCCACGAACATCATAGTCAATTCCCACAAGGTCTCCATAGCTTGTCGGTCCAGACACGAACAGGCGATCCTTCCTGAAAGCCCAGCGGCGGTCGTAGGACACACTCCTCAACAGCAGCATCGGATCAACTGGAGTCCCCGGCTCCGTCTCAGTCTGCGCTGCTAGAGTAGGCTCACAGAACTGCTGAACCTGTTCGGCGCTCCCCCCAGGAGCGACTGAAGTCTGAACCGGATCGGGAGAGATGTACCTGATGCGATCAATGAAGGTTCTGACTGTGTCGGGTTCTCTTTCGATGATCTGACGCGCTGGAATGATTACGTGTTCGTGGATGAGAGGGTCTGTTGGAGTGAAGGCATATACGAGCACAGCTCCGATGAGCATGAAGACCAGAGGCCAGATAAACTTGCTCATTCGTTTTTACCAGGCTCAATCACATCAACGATCCTGGAGAGGAACCCTCGGAAACCAGGAATCTTCAAGAAAGCTCCCCCTACGACGAGGAATAGCGCCGGGATAGCGAGATGAATCCAGCTTGGATTGTCTGGGACCCTGAACAGGAAGACTACTCCTCCAAGCACGATGACTCCACCGATCGAGTACTGGATGTAGTCTACAATGTCGTAGTGTTTATTTGTCCTCATCGGGGAGTCCTAGGTGCTTTTTGATGTTCTTGACATCTCTTACGAGACTGTCAAAGATGCGAACAACGCGAACAGTAGTCCACACAGCAAAGACCACAATGCCGAAGACGACTCCGACAGGCATCCATACGTTGTCGGGAGTGACAGCCACTTGGAAGGCATAGAATGAAGCGCTTGCAATCGCTAATGATTGCGAAAATATTGAGAGGAATCCAAAGACCTCTAGCTGGTTCATTATAGCGCCTCCCTCACCAGAAGTCAATACCCTGTCATGAAGTCACGGTCATCGAGCATCTGGGTCTCAATGTTTCGGATTGATTCGATTTCCTGCACAGAGTTCCCCTTTCTCCAGAACTCTGGACCTTGAGCTAGAGCATCCAGAAGATGTTCGGACTTCCCTACGGGGAACTGCTCATATTCATCTATAAACTGTTGCATGGAGTCATGAATGTATATTTGTCCTGCTGAGAAGAAGTGAGCTAGACCTCTGATTCGGGCAGCTTTGGACTTTCTTGATCCTGGCTTGAATGCTCTGACAGGGAGATGGATTCCAGTTAGCTTCTCTCGATCGAGAATCCAGTATCTGAAGACCGCACTGAAGACGACTTCCTCGATAGCGACAACGCGAGGAGTGTATTTGAAGTTTAGCTTGTAGAGATGATCCATGAACTTCGTCGGATCCGCTCGATCTTTGACTGTCTCCAGGATGAAGATGTTACCTTTCACATCCACTCCCGTCACGACGATCCCGACTTCGTCGGAGTATCGAGTCTCTGCCATCGAAGGATCGACAAAGATGCAGATGTCGAGTTCGGAGAGTCTCCTCGTGAAGGATGATTCTCCT